TCGTTGTGTATCCGTTCTCTCCATAAGCCTGACGTAAAGTGGGAATACCATACACATTAAACTTTGAATTAAGAGTGACTTTAAGTGCAAGATCCCCCATAACCTCATCCTTGAAATAAAGTGCTTTTCCTTGAAAGAGAAGCGCCCGTTCCATATATCTATGATCGATAGTATCCGGTAAGCCCTGCCAATCGAAACGTGCAAGCGCAATTTCAGTGAGCATATCCTCATACTGTAGGTACGACCAAGTATTTGCTAGGGCTGACCGATAAAACTGTTCGCTCTGTTTATTTCGCTTTCGTCCCATAATATAACCTCCAAAATGTTTCACGTGAAACATCAATTATAGTTGCCAACAGTTCCGCTCCAAATAGTGATACCCGAATTGAAAATGCTTTCAATTTTATTAAGTGCGGAAGCTGGCGCTCCACCCGATATAGTGCAACCTGCGGTCTTGACATAATTCTGATTTTTTCTAGAGTTTGTCAAGTGCGGTACAGCTATCTGTCCCGAAGCATAACCATAGCAATCGAAAAACTTATCAATACGCCTTGCGTCCTCTTCACATATACACTTTTGAGCGTGCATAACCGTTTTCTGTCCGAGGGCCCACATAGTAGAGTTTGATGATATGTGCGGTGCGTCTGATCCGAGAGAAGCCCGTTCCTTTGATAGGTCGTTTTGGATAGCTGTTCCAACTGCACCGAGTCCAGCGCCTGCAAGTCCACCAAGGGGATTTCCAGTAGTAAACATACCAGTAATCGCTCCACCGGCCACGCCTTTTAATATATTGAAAGCGTTTTGCATACCCTGCGATCCGAGATACTGTTTATAAGCGTCTCCAACCCACGGTATCATCGGAAAGTCCTTTACAACAATTTTTGCGTCGTAGTTAACATTTCCCTGAGGATATCCCTTATAACCATAAGGTGCAATAATGAGTTCTGGCTGAGGCTGAATAGCCAAAGCGCACTTGAACCTTGCCCTACCATTATTATTGATAGTCATAAACTCATAAGGCAAGTCTTCATTTGATCCATCCTGCGTTGACATATAATGACAATTATAAGGATAGGTCAACAACTTTTTATTGTTAGGCGTATATCCATCAATGGAAGACGTATAACAATCAATATACTCGGATCCATTCCAAGCGGAAGAGTCAGATAAGCCACCGGATGAAGCCGTAACAAACTCTGAAGGCACAGCAACCACGGCAACAATCTTTTCAGACCAATCTGCGAAACTTTCTGCCGACAGACCATTCATCCAGTCTGAAAACTTTTTATAGGCATTATCCGTTTCGTCGCCTTGAAATACGTTACAGTAAAGTCCTTGTGGAAGCCCACACCTCATACCCATAGATTTTATAGCGTCGCCCTCGGACCGGGCTTTTGAAGCATACATAAGCACTGACCAACCCGAAGGATCTGCGCTATAAAATGTAGAAGAATTGATATGATCATACACATATCTATCACTATGTAAAGGTTCCGGTTCCAAATGCTCACCAAACTTATCGGACGTTGGGTGGATTCTCTCTATATAACACTCCTTGAGTTCACACATACCCTGCATAAGGAAAGTCTGAATAACATCAACCTCATAATCAAATTCTGCCACCGAATTAGATACAAATCGGATATCCGTAACGAAGGCATAGATATAAAGAGCCTGCTGACCTGTTCCGTCTGATATATCGGTATTTTGAAAACACATATAATTACATACAGACGTCGTTGATATGTAAGTCTCCTGCCTTGCCTGAAGCTTTATTGTACCACGAAGCGGATCTTTTATATAGTTCTGACCAACTTTAGGATTTTCTGTTCCAATAATATGAGAAGAGTCACAAATCCAACTATGCTGCGCTGAAGCGTTTGAAAAGTATTTCGTGTGCTGATAAGAGTTTGACCACGGTATATTTTTTAATAGCCAAACTTTACCGGCTGGTACTACTTGTGCCATAGTATATCCTCCTCATATAATAAGGGGCGCAATGTTTCACGTGAAACATCACGCCCCAAACAATGTTACTTATGAAGCCGATCCAGTAACGGTGCAATATGCGCTCTTACTACTGTCAATTACTGATGTAGCTGTGATACGAACCGTACCGGATGTGAAACCAGCCTTTGTTGTTACAAGTCCGGTCTTATCTACGGTAGCCTTTGTCTCGTCTGCTGACGTCCAAACTACAGCATCGCTCACAAGTCCGTTAGTAACAACGGTTGCTGTAAGCTGCTGGGTGCCACCCTCTGCGATAGTCTTTGTTGACGGGCTAACGCTAACCGATGTAATACCACTTGCAATAGTGATTGTAGCTGTTCCGGTTACAGTAGGATCTGCAACAGATGTAGCTGTGATCGTTACGCTTCCAGCCTTGATTGCTTTGATCTTGCCAGCGGCGTCAACGGTTGCTACTGTCTCATCCGATGAAGAGTAGGTTACAGCCTTGTTAGCAAATCCGCTTGCGGTAACGGTCGGTGTAAGCTGAAGCTCCTGTCCGGAGAAGATCGTTGCGGTTGCCGGAGACAGCGTGATTGCTGTTACAGCCTGTGCTGCCGGAACCAGTGCGGTCCTCTGTGCGAACGGAGACACGCTGAATGTCATCCACTCGTGCAACCAGTAGTTCCAGTAGATACTCTCGCCGTTAAACTTTTCGGTCATCTCGTGCATATTCTGATAGATCTGCATAAATGAACCGTCAAACATAACAGCTGGGATAGTGTTAAGTGCTGTAAGCTCGTCTGTGGTAAGCTCGATATAAGCCGGATCTACCGTTCCGTCTGCCTTTGTGAAAAGATCTTTGAGATAATCTGTGTCGATATCGCCAAAGCCGTCAACAAGGATACGGTGTCCGAAAAATTCAGTCTTATCCATATTAAAGGCGGAAGCCAGAACCTCAACATCCATTTTTGCATCGAACGCGTTCGTTACGATAAGATACTGATCGTCCTTCTGTGTATGGTTCATAACGCCTGCGATGTTATTTTTATTGTTGAGGATCGTCCAGTTGTTAGAGATCTCTCTAACCTTTGAAACAATGTCCTGCATATTTGCCGTGCTAACCTCCGGGATCTGTGTAGCGTTCATCTGTCCCTGCAAGATAACACGTGCGATCAAGTATTTCATAGTCTGATATACAGCATAGTTAAGTCCGGTCTGCATACTCTCGATGATCTTGCCGATAAGATCTGATACACCTTCCCAACCGAGAAAAGCTCTTTTAAGGTCTTTCTCCTGAATCGTAACCTTAAAGAATTTCTGCCAATTCATAACGTGGAAAGCGGATCTAACGTCCGGAAGCTGACGCTTGTACTGGTTTTCAACACCAACCTCTACATCATACTCGAACGGTTTTGCAATGTTGACAAAAATCTCCTCGGTAGTCTGACCATACTCAACCTGTCCCTTGTTGAATACAGCCCACGGGTTCTCCCAAATTTTGGACGTGATCGTAACGAAGCCGATACGGTTCATAAGCGCTGACACAAACTCGTTACGAAGAGTTGCGTCGCTCATAATCACGTTACCGATAACCTTTAAGTTATCTGCCGACACGGAAGCTGCCGGAACGTAATTTTTGTAATATGTGCTGGCGTCCTGTCTGATATAGTTGAGAATGTTCTGCACATTTACAGCGGTGTTCGGTGCACTCATATTTTACCTCCTATTAAAGTACGATATCGTCAAACGATACCTCTGCGTTCTCTGCTGCGTCGTCAACGTCCGTCGGATCGTCCGGCTGAACCGTCTCGATTACAGTAGATGTTTCGGGTTCCTCTGCGATGTTCTTAAAACGTGCGATATAGCGCTCACGCCACTCGCCGTCAAGAGCATCATAACGGCTCTGCAAATCATCAAAATTTGCTTGGAGCTCGTCATCGACACTATCGCTCAAATCTTCGAGAAAAGCGATAGCCTCATCTGACGTGTTCTCTCCGATGATAGAAGAGTAGGCGTCGATGAGTTCCTGTCTCTTTTTACGTGCCATATGAAATTCCTCCTATTCAATGGTCTTTTTACAGTTTCCTATATAATAAATGTTTCACGTGAAACATTTATTTACTATGTACCTTTTTTAGCTCAAACATAAGCTCGGCTCGGAGCTCCTTCCACTTTGCGTCATTCTTTGCCGAATTGCAATAAGGAGCCGGACATATCTTTGTGGTCACGTCGTAGTGCCTGATAATGTACTTAATGTTAGGACACTTTTTACCATAGTACCTGACAAGCTTTTTAAGTGCCTTTTTCTGCGCTGCGGTAACTCCCTTTTTATCTGCGATACCACATAACTCAATAGATATGCTGTTTGAGTTGTTAACGATGTTAAAATATTTCCCCTTACCGTTGCTGCGGTCTCCCACGCTCCACGCTATGTAATTCCACGGGATCGAACGTCCTGTAAGTCCTTTTAAGTCAACGAAAGAGTGAGCTCCTGCTGATCTAGTGTTTCCAGTCGCAAAATAATCACATTCATTCTTTGCCGTGTCCTTTGTCCCTGATGTGTAATGAATACATAATGCGATTATAGAATTCCTGCTTCTCTTCACTGGTCTTCCATTGAAACACTTGTAAGAATTCTTTTTTGCGCGTCTTTTGTAGTCAAATATCATCACACTCATCCTCCCCTAATCTATCTAGAATCTCATAATCGTCTGTGTCGATATTTTCCTCGGGGATACCTGCGAGCGAGGTCAACATTGATACAATACCTGCGATAAGTGCTGCGCTGCCACAAGCTATCCAGTTAACGTCTCCAACGAAAGCCGCTCCGCCGATATAACCGATAGCTGCCTGAGCCATCGTTTTAATAGCACGGATGCCAGCTTTTTTGAACCAGTTTTTCCAGTCTCTCATTTTATCCCTCCTCAATTTTAGACATTTCATCATAAACCTTGTTAGACCCAGCTTCTTTAATAGGAAGCTGTCTTACTTTTTCCATAAGTCTTTCGGCTGAACCGTTGCCTCCGAGTGCTTTATAAGGTTCATAAAGATATTTTTCAATATCCTCTATCTCATCGGTCGTAGCCCATCCCTTTGCTAATAACATCTTACACGACATCTTTACACCGAGATAACATATACCGAGAGTAGCCTTTGTAGTATTTGATTTTTTATCGAGTATGCGTGTGATAAACGTCCAAAATCCAGCAGACGCAAAAATCATTGCACAGCCTGTTATCCAGTAACTCATCATAAGCCTCCAGCATAACTATAGAGACAAGCTTTTACAGCTTGAAATCTAGCGTCTAATGTGGCCTTGTTACCTGCTGAATTAAGTCCGGATACGCAAAGATCTCTACATACTCTAACGTCATAAACGTCTGTGTGGTTAGAAGCAATAACAACCTCATACTTGAAATCGTTAAGTGCTTCACAAGTGCTTTTAGTATCTGACAACAGCATTAAAATACTCGCCTGCGGAAAAGTCGCTGACGAAGGATCTATCTGTTGTGCCCTTGTGTATAATTCTGAAAATGTTTTCATAACTCCCTCCGTTCAATGTTTCACGTGAAACATTACGTTTCATTCATTCTACTCTTATAGTATACCATATTGACAAGGTTCTGTCAAGTATGTTATAATAAAAGAAAACAAAGGGGGTTTTTTGTTATGCCTAAATATTACGACGGACAAAAACTATTATCATTAAAAGATATAAATAAGGAAACGCCGGAGATCTTTATCTCTACATCAAACAGATCAGCTGGTAAGACAACTTATTTCGGGCGTAAACTTGTGAATGATTTTATTAAGAAGGGCACAAAGTTCATTCTTGTGTACCGTTTCGCTTATGAGGTTTACGACGCTTATGAAAAGTTCTTTTCCGATATACAGCGGTTATTCTTTTCGGAATATACAATGACACAAAAGATGATGGAGAAGGACGTATTCGGAGCCCTGTTTTTAGCAAAAGGGGATGAGGAGCCGCAACACTGTGGTTATGTGATATCACTAAATAAAGCGGATAACATTAAAAAGTGCTCACACCTGTTATCGGACGCTGGCGTTATGCTTTTTGATGAGTTCCAATCAGAGAGCGGACAGTATGCGCCAAATGAGGTTCAAAAGTTCCAGTCGATTCATACGTCACTGGCCAGAGGTGGCGGACAGCAAGTTAAGTATCTCCCTGTTATTATGATATCAAACTTTGTATCTCTTCTTAATCCATATTATACAGCACTACGGATCTCGGAGAGGTTACAAGACAACACAAACTATCTACGTGGAGAAGGTTGGGTGCTGGAGCAGGGCTTTAACGACTCAGCAAGTCAGGCACAAAAAGAAAGCGCGTTCAATAGAGCTTTTGGAGACAATAAATATAATAAATTCTCATCGGATAAGTTTTATCTAAATGACAATAACACTTTCATTAAAAAGATGAGTGGATCTAATAAGTATCTCTTCTCATTACATTTCGAGGGGGAATGGTATGGGTTCCGCTACTACTCGGATGAGGGTGTCGTTTATGTCACAAAGTCACACGATAAAACACACGGACGCAAATACGCTGTTAAGCCGGAAGACATGACAGAAGAGACGACACTTGCGACAACAGCACTTGTGATCAATTTTAGAGAAGCTTTTGATCGTGGAGCTTTTCGTTTCCAAAACCTTGAATGTAAGGCAGCAGCTTTTGGGTTACTTTCATATTAAATAGGTAGTTACTCGGTGTTAGAGTTGAGGAGCGAGTCGGGAACGGCAGGGTGTGAAAACCCCCCGAACGCTAATCGGAAGCCAACCGCCTTGATCGCTATACCGAGATACTATATTTTGGGGGATCTTTTAGGTCCTCCAAAATTTTTTCAAAAAATTTTTGAAAAAGTCAAATGTGACATAATTTTGACACAAATACTTGCTATATTAAAGGTGTAAAAAGAAAACAGAGATTAATCAGATCTCGCAGCTGGGCGTATAGCCCGTAGGCCGTATAGGCCGGAAAGGAGCGATCATATGGGTATCGCAGCAAAGTACAACAACGGAGAGGGCGGTAAGTTCTCTCACAAGATGCCGGAAGGGGCACCTTTTAAGAAACTCGCAGACATTGAAGTAGGAAAGACCGTAACGATTCGTGGTCTCTACATCAACAACAAAGGAAAGTTCGGACCTCAGCCCGTGGCATTGACAGACACGTTCTTCCTTAATCTACCAGCACATCTTACAGACACCGTAAAGGAAATGATCAAGGACGTTGATTTTGTTGATGCTGTAAACTCTGGTCTCGTTGGTCTTAAATCTTATTCTTATGAGAATAATGGAAAGACCTGTTACTCGGTAAACTGGGTTGATATCGAACCGCAGCAGGCAGACGGATTTTTCAAGGTACAGTAATTGATTTTGAAGCCGGGGGCGTAAAGTCCCCGGCAGAAAGGAAAAGGTAAAAAGTTATGATAAGTATGAACGAGGTTATGGAAGCAATCGCAGCTATCGCAAGGAAGCATAAAACCTATCAGGTTAAAATTATTAAAAATGTGGTAGCATTTTCACTTGTAAAGGAAATCTGTAGTGTACTCGGTCTTGACGAATGGGAGTATGGCAATGAGGTTTGGCAAATGCTGGTTAAGATAGCAGAGGTCATAGGCCTTGATCACATCGGAGAGATTTACAGGGATGATTGGTACGACAATAAGGTTCGTGAGCTGGTGCACAAAAACTACAAGCCTAGCGATTATTACAAGGTAGATCCGATATCGTTAGAGAGTATCGCATCTCTTGAAGCAGACGAAGAATACTATGAGAGACGTCAGGAACAGGAATTCTATGAGGACTACGAAAAGCACATCCAAGGCGTGTTTGGCAAGGGGGTAATAGTATGAGTAAAAAAGATGTTATCGTAAATACCATTATAGCTATTGTGGCGTTTATCACAATTTTGTGTGTATCGGCTTTGATTAATTCAGAGCCGGTATTCGCAAAGCAGACAACAGAGAGTGAAGAGCCAGATCTAGGGTGGTTTGTTGACGGAAAATGGTTTATGGAAGAGCCGCCAAGACTTGAAAACGGTCACGTTGATTGGAGAGCACTTGCTATTAAAATGTATTCGGATATGTACGACAAGCCGATCCAGTATATGAATTATCTCGCAGATAGGGGAGAGCTTATATCCGCTACAGATCCTAGGTTTAATGATAGCCCCGAAAAAGTGCAGCTGTCAACAGATGAGGAAGCAAAAAAGAAGGATGCCGTCGTTAAAGACGAAGACGATGATACTACAGATGTAGAAGAACCGATTGAGATCCTTCAGGATGACGATGATGGATACGTTTATGTTTCCGAAGACGAAACTCCGGCAGATAAGGT